ACGTCTACAGCCTGGCGGCTCAATCGTTATCGTCATGACTCGTTGGTCCACAAAAGACCTAACAGGTAAGCTGATGAACAATCAAACTAACGAAAACGCTGATCAGTGGGAGGTGGTTGAGTTTCCTGCCATCTTGAATGACGAACCACTGTGGCCTGAGTTTTGGAAACTGTCAGAACTAGAAGGTGTTAAAGCTTCACTATCCGAACAGAAGTGGCAAGCTCAATGGCAACAAAAGCCCACCTCAGAAGAAGGATCTATCATTAAACGTGAGTGGTGGCAGATGTGGGGTAATGAAAAAATACCTGACCTGATGCACGTCATACAAAGTTATGATACAGCTTTTAGTAAACGAGAGACGGCTGACTTTTCTGCGATAACAACGTGGGGTGTTTTTAGACCAATTGAA